GCTGATGCATTTACCCATGTAGATATAGTATGATTTGTATTACTGAATGCTGTTCCAGTATCTATATAATCATTACTACCATCAAAGCTAACTGCATTCCCACCATAGACTTCTCCATAGTTTGCTATTGTATCAGATGCTTTATCTTGGATTCTTGGTAAGAAAGGAGAACTGGCAGAATAGGCATCTGTTAAAAAGGTTGCACCATTATTTGTACCATTATTTGTTCCTGTACTATCATTAGCATCTGCACTTAAATTATACCAAGATACCAGATTGGTTAATTCAGTACCTTTTAAATCTGCATATTGTCCTTTCCAATAGATACTTTCTATTTCACTTGCAGATAAAGCACGATTCCAGATGCCGACATTGGCTATAGAGCCATGTGTTTCGTGTTCTATTGATGAATTAAATTTTGTTGTCCCTATTGTTAAATCTTGTGAGCTTGTTCTAATAACAGCAGTTGCACTTGTACTCTGCACTAATTGACCATTTACATACAATTTTGCAGTAGTTTTATCATATGTTCCAACCATATGATTCCAAGTATTTGGAACAATACTATCAGATGAACTAATATCAAATACGCCACCAACTGCCCACCTAAATTTGTCTGAATTAGAAATAGCTAATTGAAAACATGAGTTAGCTGTTCCATTGTCTGTTTCAAACTGCTTTGCAACTATTCTTTGATGATCACTTGAAACAGTTGTAAGCATCCAAGCCGATACTGTAATAGCGTCTGTTATATCTAATGAAGAATCATTCCCACAATTTATATAATCACCAGTACCATCAAAAGAGGTAGCACCAGATAAGAGTAGTTCTGGATTGTTTCTTCTAGCATTAAAAAACAGCTTTAAATCATCCCATGTTAATCCGAGTACATCTTTCCATCTTTTTATCAATGATCCAGATGTTCCCCATAGTTTACCGAGTCTAGTATTTAAGCTGTTACCACCTTCACCATAAGCATAATTACGCCATAAGGTATTCAATGAATTACCTTCAGCACCTTGCTGCTTTAAAAAATCTTTTAAATTATTATTGAGGCTTCCACCAGTATTATCATTATCGTAATATTCTTTTGCTTTATTGTTTATTGAATCTGCCATATTTCCTCAAAGATTAGTAAGGGGAGAGAACCGAAATCCTCTCCCCATGTTTTCGTAGTTAGTTAAGCAATCACCTGTGATAAGACTTCAACGCCCCATCCATCAATGATCTCTGTAACTCCCCAGAAACCAGAACCGATGATATTATCACGAAGATATGATCCTTCACGATACACTTCTGTTCTGATCATTTCACCAGCATAACCCATACCTAATGCACCCGGTACGAATACTCCACCTTTAACAGATGAGGCAGTTCCACCACCACCACCATCGTTATCAGTTACAGTAAACTCTGATGATGAGTGTATGCCAATACCAGCGATCTGGCTAACAAAGCCATTTCTAGCACCTTCTTCCTGTACTCCAGAACCAGCAAACTGTGCTGCTGTTACTAGGTCATTATGGACACCATAAGTTCCCCAGATTTGTCTTGGATCAAGAACAGCATTTGGCTGACCAATAGCTGCATTTTGCTTTAGAGAAGATAATGCATCGAATAGATTATCAACTGTTAAAGCTGCATTGTTAGCTCCAACTGCATTTGAGAACGAATCGAAAAGAGCATTAAGTAATCCATCAGCTTTGGCTGATAGGCTGTTTCCGATTAATGCACCAACATTAGAGGCAATATCATCAGCATTAGATAATTTTGCTTCATCATATATTGGAACCATTACAGAATACATATCAAGAGTTGCTGTCTTTTTATCTGTGTTGAGACTTGTTGAAGGTGTTACTGTATTTTCAGCAGTAGCTACAACATCAGCACTTGTTAGTGTATTAGTACCACTATTGTATGCTATAAATGTTACTTGATCTGCCTTATCATGTCCTTTAAGAGTTACTAGAGGCATAGTTACCCCAGCCTCGCTAAATTTGACGATTGCTTCAGCTTCGATCTGTTCGATCAAACCTCCACTGAAAAGTCCTGAATCTCCAGCTGCCATTATGTTTTATCCTTTTGTCCAAATATAGCATCCCAACGATCTTGAGATATATGGCTAAAGGTACTGATTAAATCCTTGCATTGAGGAGCTTTCTCTTGTCCAACACAAATCCTAAATCCATCTTCATAAGGTATTTTTTCACCCTTACTTACATAGATATGCTCACCATCTTTAGATATTGCAGATGATACACCACCAGTATCCATACCAGTAGTAGGATTATTGTTAATTGAATTTAGATGTAAACGCTTCTTTGATCTTCGCATAACTTGATTTATCCAGCTTTCCTCTTGCCACATCTCTAGCTGCATCTGTCAATGTTTCATAACCTTGATAACCAGCTGATGTTGATGTGTCCACATTCGGAACATTTATCTGTTTATTAATTAATTTATTATGAACTACTTTTAATTGTTGATAGCTCATATCTTTAAAAGTTTCTCTATCTTCTTCAGAGAACTCTGAAAGCATCTTATCTTTATTAGCAGCCTCTTGCAATTTAAAAGATTCTAGTTCTGGCTTTATCTTATCAAGTTCTGATCTGGATTCCTCATATAAGGTTTTCCATTCTTCATTTTTAGATAACTGTGCCTTTCTTTCTTCTTCCATCTTGCCTTTCAGTTCTGCTAATTCAGATTCTGCTTTCTGCAACCTTTCTTTTTTCTGCATTACTTCTTGCAATAATCCATTATCTTGGTTGCTAGATACTGAATCATTCTGGCTGTTAGTAGCCAACTCTTGTACGCTATCTTGTACTGTGTTCTCGCTCATTATCTTGAGTCCTTTCGTTATTTACCGATTTTAAGGTTGATTGGTTTACTTGTTGCTTCTTTTGCATTTCTAGCAATAGCAAGATCAACCTCTTTAAAAATAAATTTTTCTATTTTATTTGTAACAGGCTTTGATTTACTTGTTACAGTTCTACCCATATCATCATTCCATTGAATCTTCTTTGCATTTGTACCAGACCAACCGATAACAACATTATCCCTTGAGAATCCTCTAGTTTGTAAGTTCCTCATCATATCACCAGTAAGTTGTAAATCAACCTTTGATGATGTAGATGATTGTCTCTTAAACTTACCAGATGCCTTTCTAGTCCTGTATTTTGTTGAATAAACCTCGAAAGGTTTATTATTGACATCTTTGCCATCTTTGGTTGTATGCACTCGTATTCGGTCTGCTGTTTCATCACCCAACTTCTTCCAGAATTGTTTAGTAAAGGTTGGTATATCTTTTAATTTTTTAGCCACGCTGTTCTAACTGCTGTTGAGGTGTTAATGGTGTTCTTTTAAAACCACCTTTCTTATCAATAAAATCTCTTGCTTCTTTCGGATCGGTAAGTTTTTTAGATACTGATGTTTCCCTTGCCCATCTATGCCTACAATTAAAGCCACCACCATCAACAAACGCTGCTGGGTATCTGCTATCAATTTCATCTCTTGTTAAGCTACCAGCTGACATCATATCCAAACATATATCTCTGGTTCTATCATCGATAACACCTTGATAAACATAAGTAGCATCTGCTGGATCATTTACAGCCATTTCAGCAGTTACATTTCTTTCAAAAGTATTTAAAGCAGTATTTGCTAATGTCTCTGCTTGATCTGGTCTTAATACATTACCTAACATACTTTGAGCTATTTCTCTTTCTGTTTTACCACCTAGAATCCCTTTGACAGCCTCATCTATGATCTGTTCACCCATTGAGCTAATTTGCTTTGAGAAGGTTGCTTGATCTAATCGCACCAAAGCTAATAATGTTTCCTCTGTTACCTCTCCAACAAACTCCATTCCAGATAATACACTTTGATAAGATGCTAAATACTTATCTAAATCTTTCTGTAATCCTATCTCATTAAAAATATAATCATCCACATTAAGCGTACTAATTAAGGATATAAACTCCTCTCTACTTAAATTATCTTTGAGATCAAGCAAATCCTCAACCATTTGAGCCTGTGCCTTCTGTACAGCTCTTGCGAACTCTTCTGCTATTTTTTCTTTATCCACGCTGTAATGCCGATAGTAATGGTGATTGAGGTGCTGCTTCTTCTTCAGCTACCTCTGGTTCTAATTCTTCTAATCTCATATCTAATTCTTCATCAGTAATATCTGGATTAAAATATTTCATTAATCCTTTCTTATCCATAAGACCATTATCCATCATAAACAAAAGTTTATCTTTCTCTACATTCCATTCTTCTGGATAATCAGATTCAGAGAAATCAACAGCATAAGATTCATCAAAAGATTTACCAGTATGTACTTCTATAACTCTACGATCAATAGCATATCGCATCTCTTCAAAATCTTGAAACATAGGTATATCTGATTCTCTTGATTCCAGATTCTCCATATTTAAAATCTTTAATGCTTGTCCACTTGGAATCTGTCCTTGCTCACCCCATCTAACTGATAGGGAATGATTCTGGCCAGTAACATTTAATAATTGTTTAATGCTTTCTAACATCTGGCTAATGTTAGAAGGTGGTGCAACAAAGCTCATTGAACTACCTTCTGGCAAAGATATTAACCGATCTACTCCCCATTTTAAATTAGGTACTTCTTGATCTATGCCTGTAACAACTGGTGATCCCATCTGGTAACGAGTAGCCAACATAACTTCAGTAAATGCTATGGAGCTATGAAGAGCTGCCATCGTTACATCAGATGCATCATAAGGAAATATAATTCTGGATATAGGATTAATATCATAAGGATTGATCATCTCTGGATTGCCATCAATAGGATATATCTTACCATTAATATCAAATAAGAAATGCATTCCTTGTTCGCCATCTCTAGCTTCTGACCAGAACACAAATTCTCTATCACCTCTGCTATTTACACCACGCTCATACGAATAACCATAAGGCTCTAACTCACCTTCATAATAGTATTCACGAACATTAGGCATTATATGATATTCTATCTTTTGCTTTCTATTATTCCATACAGACTTCATATGGATAGAACCTAATAACCATGCTAATTCGGATGCTATTCTTGATTGGCTATTTAAATGATGTGTATAGGTCATATACTCTTCAGCCTCTTCACCACCTACAAATCTTTTAGCTGGTGCTTTATATAACATCATTCTGGAACGAGCAAAACGAGGTACGATTCTTAATGGTAGTGTAGGTATCTGGCTCAATGAAGAAGAAGGAAAATAATCCTGTACATATTTATCTATATCTCTATTATAATAGAAGTCTATAGATTGCTGCCTCTTCTTATACTCATCTTTAAGCACCATATCTTCAGCATTTTTAATTGATTCAAATACAGCTCTACTACCTAAATCTGGAATCGTTATCATATCATAATACTTCATCAGTTCACCACTTGATTATTTCTTTTTAATATATCAGATATTATTCTTTGCTTTCTTTGATCCATATCTAGCTTTCGCCCATATAGATGTAATAAAATAACTGCTCCCAGACCACCACTTACAAATCCAAATGCAAACATTACCATTCAACGCTCATAGGTTGTCTTTTAATTAGACCATGATGATATGCAATATAATAACTGCAAGAATCTAGCATATGGCTCAATGATTCATCTTTCTTATCCAACCTTCCATCTGGTGTTCTTTGGCATTGTTCTAAATCTTTTATAAGGTTTACACATCTCGGATCAATAGTCATTCTTACTTTGCCATTAGCATCTTTCAACATTCTATTTAAAGCATTTAAGCGATCTATTACAGAAGGATTTGCTTTTCTTGTTATGATTTTAAAATTATGGTCTTTTAGGATAGCATGATCCGAGCGATTGCTCGTTGTTGATCTGGCTGATCCTGTTGCATCTGGATATACTGGAATGTTAGGTGCTATTTTCTTCATCTCTAGAGCCATAGCTTCAGTATTAGAGTTAGGCATCCTTATCTCTTTAAAGAAATGAATCGTACCATCAGAGTATCTACAACCAAGAACACAGCTACCAAGAATATTAAAATCCATTCCCCAGAATAAATCATTACTTAATTCTTGTGCTTCTTTAACATGAGTATTCCTATCAAAATTATAAGCTGCTCTATTACCAGTTGTTTCAAAAGATGCTAGAAATTCTGTTTTAAAAGCTCTTTCATCCATCATAGCTTTAGCTTTCTCTATCTCTTTTTCTGGTACATAGCCACCATCAACTGTTGTATATTGCCAACTCTTCCAATCTGGATCATCACTTTGCCCTTTCAAATAAGCATTATATAAATGATCATATCCATTAGGTGTACCAATAAAGAAGGCTTCACCATCTGTTGTTGTTAAGGTAGGATAAATAATCTCATCCCATACATGAGGCTTGATATATGAATATTCTTCCATTACAACCATATCTAACCCAGCACCACGAAGATTATTTTCTTGTTCTGCACCTTTGATAGCAATCTCTGCATCATTAGGTAAGCGTACAAGTAATTCTGATTCATTGATCTGGCAATCATAATCTCTAAATATTTGTCTCATTAGTTTCCAAGTAGTAGCCTTTCCTTGTCTGTATGTTGGTGTTACAATCCATCTACGCTCCCCAGCTTGAATTTCTTTCTGCAAAAGCCACATGAGAGATAAGTGAGATTTTCCGAATCTCCGACCAGCAACTAAAACCTTTCTTTTTGCTGGATGCTTTACAATCTCTCTTCGCTTTTGATCTATGTTCCAATTAATCAATCGTCATTATTTTTATTGGTTCATTCTTGTGTGTTATCTCTCTAATCTCTTTTGCTTTACCTTCTGTTCTATCCGATAGATAATTAACAGCACCTAAACTCCCATTCATAGCCATCTTATAAACTTTACGAATCATACGCTCCTTGTTGGTTCTACCTTCTACATCTCCTTCATCAAAAACCTTATTAATAATATCAGCTAATGCACCTCTCCTCCCATTTGGATTTGCATTGTTATTAGGCTTAAATTGTGTGCTAGGATTGCCACTTACACCTTTTTTAAATTGACCATTAGGCTTCCGATTATCCACCGATTTACTCATTACCATCCACCAATGCCATTACTAATGATTTATTTAATTTATCCATCAATTCTTTTACCTTATCTGAATCAATTTCATATACATCAAACTCTAAACGCCAATTATGTGTAGTCTTTAGGTTTTTAATCCCTACTAATTCAACATTTAAAGCTGTACCTTGATCTCTTTTCATATTTTTAAAAGGTCTGCAGACCATAAATCCCTATTCCTGTCTATCGCCCTATTATAATCATTTTCAACGAGTGAGGAAGGATTAGCACCTCTATAAATACAAGGATTGACTACAAAAAGAGATGTTTATTTTTTATAAATTAAAATATTGTTGTATTTAGTCTACTACAAAAAAATGAATATTGATAAC